TCTCGTTAGACAAAACGTTCGAGGTAATGATATAGCCCTTTGGCTTTTCATAATAGTACTTTTTAAAATGAAAGCCAATATTCCAATAGAATGCTATTGCCCAATTGTACAGAGGATAGTATTCTCCATAGAGATAGTCTCCGTCTTCATTTTTGGGTATATAGTTCTGTGCCGGCGAGGAAGTGCCGCTATCATTGTAATAACGGTAGTGAGAATGGAATTTGTCGCTGTCACGAAGATTGCCACTGCCTCCCCTGCCATGTCCGCCATATGTAACCTCTACTATGCCATTCAGCGTGCTAGCTACGTTCAAGACAACGCGGTTCTGTTGAATGTTGATTGAACTGATAGGAATGTCCACTCCGTTATCATACAGTCTAAACCCATAGTCGGTGTTCTTTTCTTTCAAAAGCTCTTCGAAGACAAGAGGCAAGGCTGGTACGTAATAGTCGATATATACGGCCTTCTTGTTGCCGCTCAATTCTACATTAATAGGACGAATGGGTGATGTCATACGGTGCTTGATAAACACTTCATATAACGACTTGGCCATCAATTCACCATACCAGCGATAGCCGTTTGTTGACAAGTGCCCTCCTCTGTAATCGCTGGTATAGTAGGTCGGGTTCAACAAGAAAACATCGTCATTCTCTAAGGCGAACTCGACAATAGCCATGTTTATTGGCATCGTTTTCCCATTGATATAGTTCCCAGCCACCTGATAGATGAAGAACAGTGGCCTTTCTTTTTGACCATATACACGCATGACATCATTCTGCATATTGTTCTTTAGAATGAGCAGGTAGCGTTTGAAACTGTCTTTTGTCCCATTCGGCACCTGGTCATCTGTTATGCCTTGCGTTGCTTGCAAGGTATAATTATATTCTCCTTGCATGTAAAGCAGTGCGGGGCAACTTACCGTCTTCCCCTGTGCGTCAACAAGCTCTTTTGTTTTTGTTAGACATCTTAAAAATCGCGTTTGGTATATTTGTTCGTTCCGCTTACACTCCTTGCTCAAACACTCAATAGAACGCCCGTCTTGCGACGGGTTCGTCCCGATAAACAGACTTTCACCGACAAATTTTCGATATAACAGACTGAATGCGTTTGTTAATGAGACGATAGGAGCCTCGCCAAGTAGTCCGCTCTTGACAGAAACCAGCGGTTTTAATGCTGCGGGTTGTGTGTTCGAGCCATAAATCGCAGGCATTGTTCCCAACATGAAATTCCCACTTATCGGTTCTGTTGTTATCGCCTCTGGCGCCTCGAAACCCTGCGAAAGCGATTGGCCATATAAGATAATGTGAGCATAGTCCGTCTGTCCGAAGTTTTGAAAACGCAAGTTTCCCACATCGCATCCACCTTCTGCATTTGGCAACTTCGTGTCAACGGAGATAGGCTGCGGACTTGTATTATTCCCACCCGTATAGAGCCCCTTAATCTTAATGCGCTTATGCGGGATATAGCTAGATACGTCTACGCTATCAAGGGTAAACATTAACGCGTCTAAGTCGGTTGGCGGACTGTACTTGTTGTCACGGCCTACAAGAACCTTTCGCACGAACGCTACACCGTCGGGGACGGTTATCCTTACGCCCGCCTGATTCCAACATTGACCACTTGCCAATCTGAATGGGGTCTTATCCGCATCATAATAATACCAGTACGAAGATAGGTCCTTAGAGTTTGCCGTTAACTTGTATGTCTTTCCGCCCTCCACGGGCATAAATCCCGTTGTCGACCATTGTGAGGAAACTTGCTTAGTGAGACCATTTGTTCCCAAAAAGCCATTAACGATTATATCCTTATCGTCTTTGTCAAACAAGTTCTCTGTTTTTGAAATTTCAGCCCAACTGAAATCCTCAATAGGCATATTTTTTACGTCGCCAATCCTAAACGTCCGTCGTATCGTTTCGCCGTTCAAGACGTAATCGTAAGAACAGGTCAATCTTGTGCGGCTCAATGCGCCCCATGCGATGAGAAAAAAGCGTTTAGGGTCTTTTTTCCAATCCGAAACAGCATTACTGCTATAACTAGCACAACGGAACACCTTATTGACCTCATCGAATACTATATAGAACAGTTGGTCTACAACTTTCTGACCGTTACTTGTCTCTATGCTAACAACCTGCTCTGCTATATTCTGCGAAGAGACAAAGCCAGCGTTTGCCTTTCGAAATAGAACATTCTTCGTGAAGGTCTTAATAGTCCATTCCTTAGTGTCCAAGCCAAATAACGGTGCATCGTCGTTATACGAAGAGAATATCGGCATAGGCATATTGTCTATAAGCGACACCATATCTGTTATGCTTTTTTTATTGGCGTCTGTTCCCGATTGGACTTGTTCAATTTTTTCTGTCAGAAGTCCCAGTGTATTCCTTTTTGATGCAATATTTACGTAGAAAATAACCTCATCTTCTTCAACTACATTGTTTGCATAAAAGCGAATGTATTTATAGGTGTTGACATCGTTCTCGCTTAAAACGAGGCTGCATAAAGAGCCATCGCTTGGCGCGGCAGGTATCATCCTGTTGGCTGTCGGATTAACCTTATCTGCGACAAGATACATTGAACGCACCGTTATTTTAGACGAGTCGTATTTAACAGAATAATAAACAGTATCGCTGGCCTTACAGCCGGTGATGTCTATGTTAACCATGTCGCCTCTTTGCTTGATAACAGAACGGATGGTTACTTGGCCACTATTCATGTTGTCAACTGTTTTTCTAAGATCTTCAACAACACTGTTAGTCGTCGTTATTATATCCTTTATCGCGGTATCGCCATTAGAGCGATTGGTAACTTCTGCATTGATTGCCGCCTGCAAGACGCTCAGTTCTTCGGCCAATTTCTTGCCTTTCGTGCCTGGATATGCCAGTCCTTCCGACTCACCGATGGCCACATGGCTGAGATTGCCTATCAGCTTCCATCCCGGTGCGAGATATACATAGACGGTTCCATTCTCTGGACTATCGCCGCCTGTATGTATGACCACGAGCTGCCCAGCCTTGAGCGGCTGGTGCTGTGCGTTTTCGGGGTTGGTGTCTGCCTCCATTTCGGCTTTGGAGGAGTAGACCCTGCTCACACGCAGGCCTCCTTCCCTCTTTCCTATGTTGGCCAACAGGGTCAGGGTGTCGGCAATTAGCCCGCCCACCTCTTCCGGGGTAACGGACCCCTCCTGCGTCTTTTCGCGTAGGACTTGGGCGCGGGCTTGAATTTCATATATTGTCGTTTCCATACTTATTCTGCTATTTCAAAAACCAGTGAAACAGGGCATTCTATGGGAGAGTCCAGGACATCAGATGCACCTGAAAGTTCTCGCAGGTCTCTAAGAGAACATTTCCCGTCGTAAAACTCTAAGGCGCATAGGTGTGAGCCATCGTCTCCACCAGTTCCAAAAGTTCCACTCCATTTTCTGTTTAAAAACGAACCAACCTGGGGGTCCACTTCAAAAAGGATTCCCTTTCCGGGCATGGCATCCCATTCACCCTTCATGCTGCTTATCTTGACCTTTATGCGTGTGGAATCGCCCTGTTTCTGATATTGCACTTGCCCAGTGTATCCATTGAAGAATGTAACAGGAATGTTTTTCCAAGTGTCTACGCCCCCCAAGCCAAGGTTTCTCCGTAAAAGCTCGGTCAATGTCGGGAGTTCGAGAACGTTGTAGGCAACCTTGGCACCATCCTTACTTGTACTTATGTATGCCAGCCTTGACTGCCTGCATGGTCTTTCCTGCCCGTCTTCGAATTCTCGCCCTTCATTTTCTGTCTCTGTGACACAGACGTATACCGGGTCGTTCCAAGTCCGAACCGTTACCGTTGTCTCCGGGAAGTCTATTATTTCACCAGACAGAACAACAGAATTTGCGAAAATCTTGGCCGTCGTCGTTAATTTGCTAGGATCTACGGATATAAGCTTTAGCTCCAACCTTTTTATCAAGAAAATGGGGGAATCTCCGGTTACGGCGTTCAAAAATTGGCGATTGAAACTAGCGTCGTTGTCTTGCAACAGCTTGATATCGTCAAGGAATATGGGTTGTCCACCCTCATTGAAAAGAAGTCTATTCATATTCGTATATGGTTATGGCATAGCGGCGGCCAGCCGGTTTGTACGTGTCGATGATGCGGATGATTTCAGCCAAGTGGCGGCCCTTGTACCGATCCTCTTCCGGTGTTGGTGAAGTGGCAAGGAAACTGGGTACGTATACCATAAAGTTCGGCTTGCTTGGCACTTCGCCGTCCATCCATAACGTCATGCGTGGGTTTAGGAATGTGGGCGGCTTGCCCTCTGCCTGGAAGTATAGGCACGGATGCCGGTCGTCAGATTCGGACTCTATGTATATCTGTCTGTTTCGCAAGAAGAATCGGCGGTTAAGCGCGCGTTCGATGTCTTGCACGCTGGCCGTGATGTCGAGCCTGTCGGCCACTTTCTTGCGATATTCCGTGAAGAGGCGGTGAACGTAAGCCAGCGGAATGATGAGGATGCGGAGCAAGGCCACCAGCACTCGGCTGCGCAATATGGGCGGCAGCAGCTGCACGGCCCATCGGTTGAAGTCTACGTCACACCACATATCTTATAGAGTTTTGAAGTCCAATAGCAACGAAACTGCCACCCACTGCCGTATAGTTATTTCCAACCACGGGTCGGTAATCTGTGTCGGCGGCCGTTTTGTAAAGACATTCGGCCAATGTCACGTCGACAACGCCCTCCACGGCTTGGATAGCATCAACAAGACGCGTTTTGTTGAACGTTCCGCCATAAGTGATGCCACGCAGGTAGGCATTTATCGCATCTTCAACGGGTTTTGCCTCTTCCCCATTCCTTGTTCCGGTTGTACTAAAAATAAGAGGGTCAACCTGTATCGTGGCCCTAATCTGTATGTTGTCGGCAGGCAGCGAACGAATATTGAGCACCACACCTGCTATCTTAACGCGGTTCATATACTGTTTGAATGCCGTTAGAACATCGGCAGGCAGCGGTTCGGGCAGCCCATCCTTGTCGGCAGATGCCAGTATTTGTATGCTCGTACCGCGGTCGCGCACGGCCACGTATCGCACCAGCCGTTTCTTTTCCTCAATGGTGGGGTAACGCCATTGCGAGGTGCCCTCGTCAAAAACTAGTGCATCACCATATTGGAACTGCCGAGCCACCTTATAGTACCACGGCACGCTGGCCACAACGGCGCGGCTTATCTTGTCGTCCACATCCAGTCGGTGGCGGTCGAACAGGGCTTCCATCACGTGGCAGCATGCCGCCACGATGAAGAAAAGAATGCTCTCCAGGCTAACCGCCGAGAAACTGCCCTCGAAGGTGTCGCCCTCCGCCAGTCCGTATATCTCGCGCAGCGTGGCGTTGGCCATGAACGCATCGGTCATCGTGCGCTTTATTTCTGCTATCGTGCGTGCCATTGAGTTGGGTTTAGTTGAATGTGTCGTTGAACGTCTCATTGAATATGCGCGCCCTCGTTCCGCCATCACCGCGCAGTGTGGCCGGGGCTATGCCGTGTGCCTGGCAATAGCGGCGCATGGGGCGGTTGTACTCGCCGTCGTGCAGGCGCAGCCGCATGCCCGCAGGCGGTGCTTGGCTCACGGCCATGCCGTTGTCCATAGCCAGCCGCACCACCGCCTCCAATGCACCGTATTCCTGTACGGCTATGTCGGCCAATGTCTGGCCGTCCCTTACCGTCGTCTCCATAACTTGCGTGCGAAAAGAATGAGAAACAATGCGAAGGCCACCCATCCCACGATGTCCATTATCGTACCTAGGGTAGGCCAAACGGATTTCGAGTCCGTCGACCTGTATTGCCGAAGGGAGAATGTACCCTTGTCGTGCGTTCTGTCGCGTGTGGCCGTGGCCGAATTGTCGGCATGGGTGTCGCGTGTGCGCTCGCTGGTGCGGTATCTCTCGGTGGCGATCACCCTGCCCGAACTGTCCTTCACCAGCACCACGCTGTCGCGGATGGTCACGCTGTCGCGCGTGGCGGTGACGTAGCGCAGCACCACGCTGTCGCGCAACACGAGCGAGTCGCGCTGGCGAACGTCCACCTCGCTGTTTCGGGTTATCGTCCGCGTCGTGCGGCACGAGGCCAGCAGCATGATTAATGCAAGTATATATAATAGGTGTCTCATTGCGCTTGGGGTTAGATGTCCTTATATTCTTTCTTTGCGTCGAAACAGGGGCAGGCCTTGATGAACTCCCAGGGCTCTATGATGCCGTTGTGATTCAAGTCCGGCGAGAAGTCGCGATGTCCGCGTATCTCGGCGGCCGGATACTTCTTATGCAGCATGCCCAGCAGTTTGCGCAGGGCCTCTTTCTGTTCAGCCGTGCGCGTGTCGGCGTACTTTCCCTTGGCGTCCAGTCCGCCTATGTAGGCCACGTTGATGAGCATGTGGTTGTAACCTTTCACGCCGTTGCTCACTTTCTCTTCACCAAGCAGCTGGGTTATCCTACCGTCAACATGCACCACATAGTGGTACCCTGGTGCCTTCCAGTCCAGCCTGGCGAACTCCATCATCAGTTCCTTGATGGTGGTTCGCTGCGAACCACCTGTGGCATGCACCACGATGTACTTTATCGTTCTCATTTTCTGTTTTTATGTAATGTGTCCAACGCCTCTGCCACGTCTTCGGGCTTCACGTTAAGTTTACTGGCGATTTCTCCTGCCAGAGCCTTTTTCAATATTTTCAAGAAGGGCATGTGGGGGAAACAAATCAGCATACTGGCCGACATGCTCCACAGTTCCACCAGGATGATGCCGATACAGATGACACTGGTGGTGAGCCCCGCGCTAGCCCCCACCAGCTTGTCGATGAGGATGAAGGCGAAAACGGCCGTGCCGTATACGGCCAGTTTCGAGAACGTGTCGCGCGCCAGTTCGCTCAGGGCGAAACGCTTTTGGATTAGGCTGGCGGCGATGCCCCAGACTGCGTCGAGTACGATGGCCATGACGGTGAAACCCACCATTTTTTCATACCCCACGATGAAATTCATGACCAGCAAGGCTGCGCACAGCATCCACCCCCACACTGTGGAGAGTGCCTCGGAAAGTCTTTGTAAGAAATGTTCTATCATGTTATGTTGTTTTTAATATGTTGCGTCGATTTCGATACCTTTCGGCGTGATTCGTATGCTGTTCACCCGCTGCCGGTCCATCTCCAGTTGCTCTCGGATTACGCTACGCCAATACAAAGGGTCGTGGTCCATGAGCATGTCGGCGATGCCGCAGCCCACCGAGGGGCGTTCCTTCAGTTCGCCCTTGTTCAGTGCCAGAATGAGTGCCTGGTTCTGCCGCAGTATGTCGCCCACTTGCAGCCCCGAGGTTATCTTGCCTTGTTCGTCTCGCCTAACGCGGATAGCGGGGGCGAAGTCCGTTAATTGAATGCCGTTCATCTGCCTAGTGCCTTATTGTCGTGTCCTCGTAATCGCCCTTGTTCAGCTTCTGTGCCGGCTTGAGCGGTGGGCCTGTCGGTCCGTGAAAGCCTTGGTGGGTGTGGGCGTTGAATGCCTGCACCAGTTCGTTAATCTTTTGCGTCAGCTGCTCAATGTTGATCAGGCCGCCCAGCTTGCCGCCGTTTATCGTGATGCTCTCCGCGTGGTCGATGGCCAGGACAACGAGCTGTGTCAAGTCGCCCGACAGGCTGCCGACGATTACCGCGCTGCCTATTTTCGGCGTTACGAGCATCTGCCCGCCGTCCGCAGCTTCCGAAGCGCGCAACCGCACGTCCGGTACGGCAATACCGCCAATCTCCACCTCGCAAGTCAAGCCGCTAACATTACGCACGATGCCCTGCATCAGCGTGAGTTGGGCCTTGCCGGCTGCGTTGCGCACCAATTGCGCCAGTTCCTTGTAGTTGTCCATGTTGCGTTAGCTTAGCCTGAATCCTAGTTCTATCTTTCGCACACCGCCATTCTCGGAGAACTCCGTGGTGACGGCCCGCACGTAATACGTGCCGTCCTTATGCGGATAGTCGGCGTCGTGCAGCGTGGCCGTATCGCCCGGCACGCATTGCGGCACGAGCCAAGTGGTAATGCTGCCGTCGTAACCGTCGAAGCTTCGGCGGCGCACTTCGGCCTCGCCGCGCGCCTGCATCGATGCAGTGTCCGAAGCGTGGCATTTCACCTCCACCTTCTCGCCACCAGTGCTGCCCACTTCCACTTCCTTCACCTTACCGTCGGGCATCAATGCCTTGACAACCACGCGCACTTTCTTGTCTTCGGCGCGGCGGTAGGTGAGGTCGGCATCCTCCACGTTCATGGCGAAGTCGTATCGCCGCTCCGTGCCCGTCACCTCGCCAGGGGGATGTACATGCAGCGCGCCGTCTTGCAGGTAGATGTCCGCCCCGCATTCCTCCTGCACCTTCTTCAGCACGTCGTAGCCCGTGGCGTCGTGGATGACGAACTTGGCGTAGGTCCAGGTGTAGGTACAATTGACCTTATAGTCCTTACCTACACCCTTTATTATATGGGCTAGCAGCTCGGAGAGCGGCACCTGTTTGAGAACCTCATTGGGGAGGTCTCGCCTGAAAGTAAAGAGGTCGTCTTCGCAATACAGCTTGATGTCGCCCCCGTCTGTGGCGATGCGCTGCAGCCATCCGCGGAACTCCTCCACAAGCCCCGTTTCCTTATAGCCGAACTTCACCAGCACGACATCGCCGCGGCGTATGCGGTTCTCCACATCGAGGGCAACATTGAGTTGGGCCGCGGGCAGGGTTATCTCGCAAGTGTCGGCCAGCAGCTCCACGCTCTTGTGTACGCTCACCGCGGCGAGCATGCCCAACTTGTATCGGCCGATGGTGATGTCGTATGCCATTGTGTACATGTGGTGAGTTCTTGAGTTGGTGAGGTTATGAGTTCATGAGTTCGTATTCATTCGTGCCAAGCAGCAGCTTGTATACATCGTCGCTATATGCGCGTATGCTGTAGTTCTGGTTGGCTTCGCCTGCCGTAAATGGCATGGCCCAGCTCTCTATCACTATGCGCGATATGCCGAACACCTCGAGCAGGGGAGACAGGGCCGTGACGGATGCCGCCTCGCAGAAGTTCTTGAGCCGGGCCACGTCGGCCGAGGGGTATCGGCCGTCGGTGCCGATGAGCACGCCCTCGATGGTGATGTCGTAATCGTCTTGCGCCCACCGTTCCTTTATCGAGCCACGGATTTGCCCCTTGTTCACCTGCCGCCGCTTGATGACGTGCTTGCCCGTGAGGCTTATCATCGGCTCGAAGGGCAGTAGCCACTCCTGTGCGCCTGGCTCTTCGAGCTTCAGGCTCAACGGCATGGCCATCGGCAGCCCCAGGGCATTGGTGCGAACCATGTCGGCAAGTTCGGCGTCGCTCATGGCGCGGATGGCGGAGTAGTCGCCCTCGTCAACCTGGCGGATGCCCGCATCGCGGAACAGCCAGTAGGGAGGTATCTTGCCGCCCGTGATGCGGAGTGCCAAGTTTTCCAGCGCAAAGCGCGTTACATTGTTCATGTACTGATGAGTTTACTGGTTTACCCGCGGTCGGTGCTGGTGGCGATGGCCAGCGCGCGGTTCATGCTTTGCACAACGATACGCTCCAGTTCGGCCGTATCGGCCTTATCCGTCATGTGCACATGGAGCGTGTCGAAGAACTTGGAGATGTTCATCGTGATGCTGGTGGAGCGTCGGCCGCCTGTGGCGATCTCCTCTGCCGAGCGGCGGCCTTTATTACCTTTGCTGGCCTTGTCTGTGCCCTTGCCTGCGCCGAACACCACATCCCCGACCGCCGCACTGCCTTTTAGCCCTGGTGTGGAGAGGGCCGAACGTTCGCCTTTCTTCTTCTCCTTCTGCTTGTCCTTGGCGCGTTCTGCGGCCAGGTTCTTCTGAAACGTGCCGCCGATGCCGCGAACGGTTGCTGCGGTGCTCTTCACAAGGGAAACCGCGCTGTTCACGCCCGAGACGTTCTTCACGCCAGCGGCGAAGTCGGCTGCCGCGCCTTTGAAGTCGCCCGAGAACAGCTTGGAGAATGCTTTGGACAGCAGGCCTACGCCACGGATAAGTTCCTTGATGCGGTCCACTACGTAGGTCTTAATCAAGTCACCGAACTTGCGCCACACGTCCCACATGGTGATGAGAAATGCGCGGAACCCCGCGAACTTCGTCCAGCAGTAGACGATGACGGCGATGAGCGCGGCCACGCCTGCGACGATGAGCCCTATTGGGTTGGCCGTCATGGCCACGTTAAGCAGCCACTGCGCGGTCGTCCATATCTTCGTACCGGCCGTTACCAGCGTGGTGATGGCCTGGTAGGCGGCCAATGCCATCGTGTATGTGCGGAAGACGGCCCACACAGCCAGCACCGCACCGCCCAGGATCATGAATGCCGTGCGGAACCGCACCACGAACCCGATGCCTGCGGAGATGGCCGAGAAAACGGCTTGAAAGACGGCGAACACCCGTGGGATGGCAGCGGTTATTTTCTCCACAAACTCGGCAATGGGCGTATTAACGCTCTGCGAGAGGTCAATAGCACCCTGTTGCACGGTGTCCATCAGCGTGCTCCACTTTCCGGCGAGCGTCTGGCTCTGCTTGTCCATCATGCCGTTGAACTTGCCGCTAGCACCCGTGGCATGGGTTATGGCCTGTTCCACGTTTTGGTACGTTATCTGCCCCTTCGCCATCTTGTCCTTGAGCTTGTCGACGGATATGCCGGTCATCTGTGACAGTTCCTGTATGGGGTTGAACCCGGCGTTGATGAACTGCAGCAGGTCCTGACCCATCAAATAGCCCGTGCTCGACACCTGGCCCATCACCAGCGAGAGGGCCGACATCTTGTCCTTGTCGCCGCCCGATATGTCGCCCAGCTGGCGCAGCAGCGGCAGCACCTTGCCCGTCTCCACGCCGAAGTTGAGCATGGTCTGCGCGCTTTGGGTGAGGTCCATCTTGCCGAAGGGCGAGTGCGCGGCGAAGTCGTTAATCTGCCCAAGCATCTGGGCGGCCTTACGCTCGCTGCCCACCAGCGTGGTGAAGGCCACTTTCACGCTCTCGGCCTGCGCGCCCAGCCGCACCATCGCCCCCACGCCCGCACCAATCATCGTGTATGGGTTCATGAGGAATTGCATGCCTGGTATCGACATGAGCGAACCTTTGAACCCCTCCATCGAGAATGCCTTTCGCAAGCCGCGACCGACAACCGACGCCTTTCGGTTTATGCTGTCAAGCTGCCGCTCCGTCTCTCTTGCCACCGACACGACATTGCCTTTGTCGGCTTTGAGCTTGATGAGGAATTTCAACACGTTATCCATCGCCTTTCGCTTTTGCTTCCGCTTTTCTTATTTCACCTAAGTATTTATATGTGTGCGCCCATTCCTCGTCCGAGAGCGTATCGGGGTCGAGGTGCAGGTAGTAGCGCATAATAGTGTTGAAGAAGAGGATGTCGAACCCGTCAGACACGTCCACCTCGGCATCCTCTAAAGCTTTTTTATCTCAGCCTCCTTAACCTCCAACACGTCCTGCATCTTCTGTATGGCCGCCAGGAAGAGCGAGTCGTCGGTCTTGATATCTTCGTCGCCCACCACCCACAGCTGGTTGAGCATGGTCTCGCTCATCTTGATGGGGTCTTTGAGCACGCTGACGTAGCTCAGGTCCTGGCGCGTGGGGCGGTGCAGGATGCAGCCCTTGCCTTCGACGGTTATCTCGAAGAGGTCGCCGTGCTTACGCTTCCACTCTTCTATCTGTTCTTTCGTATATTTCATATCGTGTAGCTTTAATTGGTTTTACGCCTGTTTCTTGTCGATGAAGACGAAGGGGATGGTTTTTTCTTGGAACTTGTCCCCTTGTTTCCATTCGGTGTTGTCTTCTGTGAACTCCACGCCCACCAGTATGTCGGTGCTGATGGCGTCGCCATGCGTAGGGTTACCATAAGCAACCACTACATCAAGCTGGGCTGCGAGGATGTCGCCCTTGGCGGCCTCGCGCAGGGCGAGATACTCACTCTGCAGCAGCGTTATCTCGCCGCTATAGTCGTAGTTGCCGCTCTGCACTGCGTGCGGGCGGTTGCCCTTCGCATATAGCAGTTCCTTCTCTTTCTTTATGTTGTACTTGATGCCGCGGATGCCGGTAACGGGCCGTCCGCCCATCACCACGGATATGTCCGCCCATTCGTATTCTCTGCTGTTGAACATAATCTGCATTCGGCCTCACCCACAGCCCCTCTCCAAAGGGGAGAGGGGAGTGGTATGCTTGGCCACCTTATTTGTTTGTTTCGTTGTAATTGTCGTTTATCAGAGAGGGTAATCACTCCCCTCGCCCCTTGGAGAGGGGCTGGGGGTGAGGCTTCATTTGGCTTCAACCTGGAATCCCAGTTTCACGTCCACATAGCGCGCGTAGCCGAAGGGGCGCACTTTCAACGTGAGCTCCACCTTCGATGTGGCCAACACGTTCTGCTTGGGGTCGATGTAGGCCTTGCAGCCCGCACCGTCGGCATCTGCGGAGAGTTCGCCCTGCGCTGTCATGGCGCGGTTAACGGCGTTCTCCATCATCTGTTGCCAAGCCATGATGATGCCGTGCTGCAGCGTACCGTCCTCGTTCACGGGGAGCTCGTCGAGCATCAGGTCGAGGAGCGCGGCATAGGCGATTCGATAGGCCTTATCGATGGTGCGCCGTGCGGTGATGTGGGCGTAGTCGTCGGTGGGCACGCACGCCAGACGGTCGTCGGTGAAGAAGTAGCCGGCTTTGCCCACGTACTTGCGCGGGGTGATATAGCCCGCATCGTACATGTCGCTTACGGCCGATGCATTCTCTTCCACAGGTTTGTCGCCGATGTACATGGCGACGGGCTTGAGCGCGCCGTCCTTAACACGGCCGATGTTGCGCTGCACGGGTACGGTGGCTAGTCGCCCGGCCATTACGCCCACTGCTGCGCCCTCGGATGCCTTCACCGTGTCGCCGATAAGCACGCCCACGCGATTGTAGCCCTCGCCATGCAGGTCTTTCACATCGCCGCCCTTGTAGCCGCGCCCCTCGAGGACGATGAAGAGCGGGGCGTAGAGCTGCGTCGTGGCCCATTCGGCCAGCTGCTGCGCCTTGGGCAAGGCGGTAAGGAGGTCATCATCCAGCCCGTTGGTGGTGAGGGTGGCCTCGCGGCCGTCGCCGGCCACGAATATGCCGCGCAACGCACCGTTCTGCGCCGTGACGAGTTCCTTGACAACGCCCGTGTCCTTGTCGAGCAGTTCAGTGAACGTCTTCGTCTTGTCCACAGGGAAGATGACGAGCTTCGTACCCTCCTCGGCCTCGGTATAGAACTCCTTCACGTGCTTATGCAGGTGAGGGTTGTTATCAGGGGTAACGCCCAGCTTGACCAGCCCGTCGAACGAGTGCAGGGTGTAGGCCTTGTCCAGTTCCAACGTCTTGGCCACGGCCGTCGCGCCGCACACCAGGGCGAACAGGCCGTCGGGGCTTTCGCCCACGGTGCCCAGCTGGCCGTTGAGGAATTGTATCTTTATCCTAGGTAACATACGCCACTCCTTTCTTATTTAGCTGCCTCGGCCAAAAGGTAAATACCCTTCTTGTCATAACGGCGAACGGAACCGCCTGTGCGGAGCAAGAACGAATAGATATCGCCGTAGTAGAGCGGATTGTTCGTTGAGTCGTACATCTTCACCTTGCCCATCGCACGACTCACCGACTTGTCGTGCCAAGCCAGCGCAGCGGCCATCTCTCCCGCAACGGCCTCCTGATCCCAACCCAAGAGGCTCTTGTCGGTCTTCACGCGCAGAACCTGGCTGCGTGTCATGACGTTCAAGCCCCAGAGATTGCCGACTATGCCGCGTTGCACGTCGGCGGAGTTTTGGAACATCCATTTATCCGATTCCGAGAGGTTCTCAAGCAAATCGGCGTACATGTACGCATCGAGCAGAATGTGGCGTCCCTCCTTAGGAACGTTGTCAGCGTCCATGCGCGTCATGATCTTCAACAAGTCAGCCTTGGTGATGCACTTGCGCTTTCCTGTCGCGGTCTCCGAAGTGTGTGCGTCGCGTTCCGCCGTACCCGTAGTGAATAACATATTTTTTGAGGGAACCCCAAGACCCCAGCGTTCCAAGATGTTCTCTTCCGCAGCGTTCCGCAGCTGTTCGCGATCATTGCTGATTATCGAGTTGCGCTTGTCGTACGACAGTTCCACCGTATCGATGTTCGGAATGTAGATGGGGTCGGTGGTCAGTTCGTTAATCTCATATTCCAAGTCGTGGTCGGTTCGCTGGTTCACCGATGCGGGCTTCACCGTGCGGTTTTTCTGAACCTTTGAAGGCGCGCCTGCATTGGGGATGATCACCTTACGCGCATGGACGAACGCGGAGTCGTCCACAGATTTCGATGCGAAGCTGTTGTCGGGGTAGAAGTTCTCGACAAGCGTAGTCTGCCAGATACTGATATTCAATGCCATTCTATTGCTGTTTTAATGTTGTTATAATGTCGTCCTATTCCTTGTAGTCGAGGCCGAACTTCTCCTTGTACTTGGCCTTGAACGTCTCGAAGTCCGCATTGCGCAGCTCCGATAGCTTGCCGGCCTTGTCCAGCTCGTCCCAGCTTTTGCCGGCCAAGTTGGCAGGCGAACCTGTCTCATCCCGGAGTTCGTCGGCGATGCGGCGGAAGGGGCGCGCCTTCATGCTCGCCAGCAACTTCTCCGTGTTCTCGCGATCTGTCCTCATCAACGCCATGAAGGCTTCCTTCTGCTCGGCGGTGATGCGACGTTCGGCAATCGCCTTGTCGATGGTGGCGACAATTTCCTTGTCCTCAACGTCCTGCAATTTCTTCTTGTAGCCCTCAACGGCTTGCGCCAGGGCATCGGCCTTGGCGGCCTTGTTCTCCAATTCGCGAACGTGCGCGAGTACGGCATTCTCGTCAGCCAAGTTGGCGAAGGAGGGAATGCCCGTTTTCAAAGTTTCTAGTAATGCCATTTCATTTCCTTTGTTTTGTGGCTGCGTTTGCAGCCTGTTGTTGAAATATGTATATATCTCATCGGTCGAGCCAGCGTTCACCGCCTCGCCGTCCATATCATATATCCCGTCGATGAGTTTCATCGAGAGTGCTTCCTGTGCGGAAATCCAGTGGTCCTTCTCGTCGAAGTACCTGGCCAGCACCTCGTCCTTCTTCATCCCACAACGTCCGGCAATCATCGAGGCGAGATCGCCTTGTAGATTTTCCATAACCTCGGCCATCTGGCGCAGCTCCGATGCGTTGCCCCATGTGCCGCCGCTCACGGCGTGCAGCATCAGCTTGGCGTAGGGCGACATGTAAAGGGGCTTGCCGCACAGCGCGATGATGCCCGCGATGCTCGCCGCCACGCCGTCAATATAGACAGTGATGTCCGCCTTGCTCATGCGCAGAGCATTATATATTGCGATGCCGCTGAACACATCACCGCCGCGGCTGTTGATACGAACGTCGATTTTGGGGTACTGCGTTTGCAAGGCCATCAGTTCGGCCACCACGCGCCCACTGTCCACGCGCTGCCCATCGCCCACGTCGCCATATAAGAGTATGGCCACTTCGCCGTCACTGGGAATTATGTTGAAAAATTTCTTTTGCACCGTATTTGATTTTTCGGCAAAATTAAACTGAAAAAACGAACCTAAAAAATCGAAAAAATATGGTGTAATACGGAATGTACACCATTGCAGTTCAGGCGTATATGATTAATTTGCAATTTCACAATTAGTGAAAAAAGGGGGAAATTTGCATACAAAATAAGAAATGGATGGCAAAGACAAATATCGATAAGAAGAGCATTGCACGCTCACTCTTTTTGGACGGGAACTACACCCAGGAGGAGATTGCAGACAAGGTGGGCACCACCCGCCAGACGGTAAGCCGATGGATACGCGAGGGCAACTGGGAGGAGGTGAAGGCATCCGTGGCCATCACCCCCGCACAGATAATCTCACAATGGAACAGGCAGATAATAGAGGTCAACAACGCCATCGCCACGCGCGGCGAGGGGCAAAGATACGCCACGCCCGCCGAGGCCGACGCGTTGGCCAAACTGGCCGGAGCCATCAACAAGCTGCAGAACGATGTCGGCGTGAGCGACTGCGTGTCCGTGGCCATGCGCTTCCTCTCGTGGCTGCGCCCGCTAGACGTCGAGGCGGCCAAGCAGTTCAACAACCTCTTCGACGCATTCATTAAAGACCAGACCACACGTGGATGAAAGCAAAACATACGGACAAGCAAGCATTGGAGCTGTGGCGCAGGTTTCATGAGGGGCTGGCCAAGGACGTGCCGGTGGACGAGGGCCTGTCGCGATATGAGGTAGAACGCCGGCGAAAGGAACTGGAACGCGACCCCGTGGAGTGGATACGCTATTTCTTCCCAGCCTACGCCAAATACGAGTTCGCACCCTTCCACATCAAGGCCATACGGCGCATCATAGCCAATGACGAATGGTACGAGGTGTTGTCGTGGAGCCGCGAGCTGGCAAAGTCCACCGTGGTGATGTTCGTGTTGATGTACCTCACGCTCACCAAACGCAAGCGGTTCGTTGCATTGGCGGCGGCCACCATCGATGCGGCCGAACGCCTGCTCGCACCTTATAAGGCCAATTTTGAGAAGAACCCGCGCCTGATGCAGTTTTACGGCAAGCAGGAAACCATCGGGGCGTGGACCAACACGGAATTCGCTTGCGCATGCGGAGCGAAGTTCATCGCCCTGGGTGCAGGGTCGGCACCGCGTGGTATGCGCAACGAGGCCATCCGCCCCGACGTACTGTACTTCGACGACTATGATACGGACGAAGATTGCCGAAACCCCGTCACGCTTGACAAGAAGTGGCAGTGGGCCGAGCGGGCACTTTACCCGACGCGTTCAATCTCGGAGCCAACGTTGGTGCTGTGGTGCGGAAATATTATCGCTAAGGACTGCTGCATAACGCGCGCTGGGGCACTGGCCAATAGTTGGGATGTGGTAAATATACGCGACAAGCACGGGCGCAGCACGTGGCCGCAGAAGAATACCGAGGAGCAGATAGACCGAAGCCTCTCGAAGATTTCGGTACGCGCCCAGCAGGGCGAATATTTCAATAACCCCGTTGCTGAGGGTAAGATCTTCAAGAACCTGCCTTTCGGTAAGGTGCCGCCATTGAAGAAGTTCCGCTTCCTCATCGGCTACGGCGACCCCGCCTATTCCGACAGCAAGAAGAAGGGCAGCTCCACCAAGGCCTTGTGGCTGGTAGGAAAGTATAAGGGTGTTTACTATGTCATAAAAGGCTTCCTAGCACGTGAGACCAATGCCAACTTCATAGGTTGGTACTTTGAGTTGGACAAGTACGTGGGTGGAAAAACCAACGTGTACTGGTATATCGAGAACAACAAGCTGCAAGACCCTTTTTATCAGCAGGTGTTCAAGCCCCTGCTGCGCGACGAGTGCGCCAAGCGCAAGGTGCAGCTCTTCATTCGCGAGGACACGCGAAAGAAAACGGACAAGGCAACGCGCATCGAGGCCAACCTTGAGCCGCTCGACCGATTAGGTACATGGATATTCAACGAGGAAGAGAAGGATAACCCCCACATGCAGGAACTCATCAACCAGTCCAAACTCTTCGAGCTCACCCTGCCTTACCCTGCAGACGGCCCCGACGCCGTGGAGGGTGCCGTTACCATGGTGGACCGCAAGACGGGCGAATTGGAACCCACCTACACCATCGCCCTTAACGACGAGGACATAAACAAGGACAACCCTTTTATTATATAGACGACATGAGCAACTTTATAGAGATTACCGACTATGACGCGAGCATCCACCGCGAGATTCTCGACAGCCTGCTGCGCCAAGGTACGGCCGACTACGACCCGCAGATCGTAGAAATATGCGAGGACCGCGCCGTAATGGAAATGCGGTCGTACCTCAATAAGAAGTACGACTGCGACAAGATATTCTTGGCGCAGGGCACGGACCGCCACGCCCTGGTGCTGATGTTCGCCCTGGACATCGCCATCTACCACATATTCTGCCAGCACAACCCTTATAAGATATCGAAGATAAGGCAGGACCGCTACGACCGGGCCGTGAAGTGGCTCGAGGGCGTGATGCGCGGAGACGTGACAATTGACGGTGCGCCGCTGTTGCCCGCAGAGGAGATTGAGGACAAGAGCCGATGGCAGATAAAGGCGGATGAGGTGCGCCCCACGCTCTTATAAACGGACTAACAAAAGTTTTACAAGATGAAGACATTAAAACAAAGGCGCGCGCAAGGCCGCCGAATAACGCAGGGCGGCACGCTCGCCAGCCCGGGCGGACGCCAGCCCGACGTGGTGCTGCAGATGCCCGAGCTGTTCCACTTCAATTTGCAACACTACATGAACGCCGTCACCTCGGCGCGCGGCATCGATTACAGCAACCGCGTGCGCCTCTACGACATGTACGAGAGTGCGAACTTCGACCTGCACCTCACGGGTGTTATGGCGAAGCGGCTGCGCGGCGTGACGCAGATACCCATCGAATTTCAACGAGAGGGGAAACCCGATGAGGAAATTAACAGGCAACTCCGCTCACCTTGGTTTAAGGAATTGCGCAAGGAACTCATCCTATCCGAGTTCTGGGGATTCACCCTCGTGCAGTTCCGGATGGAGGACGACGGCAATATCCGCTTCGACAGCATCAGCCGCAAGAATTACGACCCCATCCGCGGCTTGGTGCTTCGCCACCAGGGCGACATCAGTGGAGTGCCCGTCGAGGAGTATGGCCACACGCTCTTCGTCGGCTCGGAGCGCGGACTTGGCATCTTCGCCGAGATACTGCCCGCCGTGCTGTACAAGAAGGGGAACATGGGCGACTGGGCGCGTTTCTGCAACATCTTCGGCATGCCCATACGCGAGTACACTTACGACGCCGGCGACGAAGAGGCACGCCGCACGCTCATCCGCGAGGCGCGACAACAGGGCACCAACGCCGTGTACATCCATCCGAAGGACAGCGACCTGAACCTGATAGAGGCGGGAAACAAAACCGGCAGCAGCGAGCTGTATCGCACCTTTGCCGAATATTGGGACTCGAAGATTAGCATACGCGTGCTGGGCAACACCCTCACCACCGACGCCAAGGACACGGGTACGCAAGCCCTTGGCACGATTCACAAGGAGGAGGAAGACGAAATGAATGCCGACGACCGCGACTTCATCCTCAATATCCTCAACTACCAAATGCGCGACATCTTCGCACAACTGGGTTTCAACACCGATGGGGGCGAGTTCGTATACGCCAAGAAGGAGAAGGTGGACACCGCGCAACAGATTGACATCGTACAGAAACTGTCCAACATGGGGCTGCCCATCGACGACGACTATTTGTACGAGACTTTCGGTGTAGCCAAACCGGAGAACTACAACGAGCTTAAAGCGAAGAAGGAGGAGGAACGTGCGGCCTTGCGCCAGCAGCTCGCCCAACAGCCCGAACCGCTCGAACCGCACACCCGCAAAGCCCCACAGAACGCCCTGCGCCGTTTTTTCGGCCTAGCCCCGACACCCATCGGGGCGGACAACGACTTCTAATTGACAACCTCTACTATGGTGGCGGGCAGTGCGCATGCCACGCGCATATCCATAACGCCGAAGGCGGCGTGGAGGTTTCGGCCGACCTGCTGGGCGACTTCCTGCACACCATTTACGAGGGGTTTGACACGTCAAAGGAGATCGAGCCGAAGATGTGGCGCGCGTTGCAACGCACCATGAACGAGGCGGCAGCCGAGGGTCTGGCACGCGGCGAATACCAACCGCGACACAACGACCGATTCCTCGATGCCATGCGCCACGGCAACGAAGTGTTCGCAGCGTTCAAGGTGCACGCTATGGGCAAGGCGATGGCCGACAAACTGCGGGATTCGAACGGAAATATTAAACCATTCGAACAATGGTCGAACGACGTTCGGACGATAGCCTCACACCATACGGGCGCGTGGCTGCGCACCGAATACAATACGGCCGTGTTGCGCGCACATGCCGCGGCCGACTGGCAGGAGTTCATTGAAAACAAGGACATATTCCCCAACCTGCGTTGGATGCCCACCACGTCGCCCGATGCCGAGGCCTCGCACCGCTCATATTGGGAAAAGAAACTTACCCTGCCCGTCGAGCATCCGTTCTGGAAAAAGCACCATCCGCAAGACCGCTGGAACTGCAAATGCATGCTCGAGGCCACGGACGACCCCGCCACGCCTGCCAACGTGGTGGAGGACATGCCCACCCCGCAACCGCAGCGCGGACTCGACAACAACCCCGGCAAGGACGGCCATTTGATAAACGACACGCACCCGTACTTCCCCGAAAAGTGCGCTCAATGCCCATACTACAAGCCCCGAGGGGTTAAGAACCGCATGCGAGCAATGTTTGTTGCTCATAAGAAAGATTGCTTCAACTGCGAGTATGTCAATGAAAAATTGCCGGATAGCAATAAAAAACCAGAGGCATTGCGCGAAGCGCAAGTGCAAGCCTCAATCCACATCAAGGAATTTAAGGTTAAGCTTGATGCATACAAGGGGGCGAAACTGGAAGGCGAAGAATATACGACAGGTTCGCTCACCATCCTACGCAGGTCGCTAACGGACGTATACGAGCACAATAGGGAGGACTCGACACTGATGGAATGGCTCAAGCATTTTGAGTTGGACAGCATTAAGGGGTGGAAGTATGAGGGATATGCCGAAAACAGGCCATATCCACCAGGGCACCCTAAGTTTGACCCAAACAACCCCGGGAAGAAAAAGCACCAAGAAACGCTCTATTTCACTTACTACTCATTAAACATCGGGGATAAGGAGTATTGGGCCAATGTGAAAGTGCACAAGGACTACGGAGAAGTGCTTTATACAATCGAAAGCACAAAGCCGAAAGACTTGAAGCGGGGAGTTAGGCAATAAAAAAAGATGGCGGAATGCGCTAACCCGGGTCCAAAGCCCTTTGGGCACGTTTTTCCTCCACCATCTTTCGTGCAAATATAGCAATAAAGTTGAAGACTGCAAAATGTTTTCAGACTATTTTTTTTACTCACAAGCAAGAAAAATAATGGACGCCAAACAAATAGCCGATATCATCGCCCGCGCCCCACAGCAGGTGGAGCTGGCCATGCGCTCCGACATACCCCGCAAGGCGGCCGTCATCGCCAAGAACCACTTTCGGCAGAACTTCCGCGACGGAGGTTTCACCAACGGCGGGCTGCACCCCTGGAAGAAGACACGGCGGCAGGATGCGGGCTCGCCGTACAAGCCGCTGACCTCGGCCACCGACAACCTGATGCGCAGCATAGATGCCGTGACCATGCCCGGCGCGGTGATGGTTACCAACCCACGGCCCTATGCCGCCATCCACAACGAGGGCGGGAACATCGGCATAACGCCCAAGATGCGCCGCTATGCCTGGCACATGATGTATTCTTTGGCCAACGTTAAGAAGGGCGAGAAGCTTCCCAAGGAGCTGCCGCCAATGGCGCAGGCGTGGCGCGCAATGGCCCTGACGAGAAAGACAGCCATACACATCCCGCGCCGTCAGTTCATCGGCACGAGCCACGAACTTAACGTTAAGATACGCAAGATGATACTCAACACGCTAATTGAAATAGGAAATGGAATCGATACTCGTTAACATGATAGACCACATTGCGCGCGCCCTGCCTTGGGCGCGCACAGTGGACGAAGACTACGGACAGCTGGAGGCACTCGACAATGAACAGCTGGACATGTATCCACTGGCATATCCCGCCGTCCTCATCGACCTGCCAGGCACGGAGTGGACCGACACGGGTGACGTCGCACAGCGCGGAACCTGTGAGGTGCGCGTTCGCCTCATATTGGATTGTTATGATGACACCCACGCAGGCAGCCAGACAACAGACCGCATCATGCAGCGCGAGGAAAAAAGAAAAGCCCTGCACGCGCTGTTGCAGGGCTATCGGCCGTCAAGCGAGGGGGCTTTGATACGCGCCCGCTCGCGGTTCTTTACGTTCAACCACGGCATCAAGGTTTACGAGGAGACTTATACATGCGCTTTGGCTGAGGCTACTCGGGAAACAAGGACAATTGGCCGCACGACTCTCTCCGTGCGGTTGAAGACCTGAACCCCTGACGCCGACTCTTCTCCACGGCCTTCCCGTCTACCGTGGCCCCATCCATCAGCATGCGGCGCACGATGCGTAGCGTGGTAGCCTCGGCTAGGAAAAACTCCTCGGTCGAGAGCTTGCGTATCGTGTCGTCAAAGCGAAGCCTTTTAACTTCGCTCCAATAGTAGAACCGCTCGAATAGTCGGCGGTCGCGCTCGTTAATCAAATCCTTGTTTCTCCCTCTTGCCATAACCATTGTGTACGTTAACAATAATATGCAAAATTACGGAAAAGTCCCCGCAACAACAAGTGTTGCGGGGACTTTTTTTACGTTCAGGTTACAATGCAGTTACATTCGGCAGAAGCTAGGCTCAATCTTGCGCCAAACGCCCACCTCGTCGCGGCGGTGGAAGTAGAAGTTCTGCGCGTTGCGTTGCACAACGTTACTTTCTTTGAAGAGCTGCATAATCTCGGCATACTCTTGGTCGAACCTGCTCTCCAAGTCGTACAGCTTTGAGATGCTCTTATAGTCCAGATCGCCGCTCTTGTTTCGTTCCAGCAGCGTCATGGCCAGTTGGTACATCGGATCGTCCGTCCCCTTCTCGGTCTGCTGCACATAGCGTTTCAGGTAGTCCACCAGCCGTTCAGCGGCCATGTCGGCGCGTTCGTCGAAGCCCTTCACATTGTTTGCAGCCACCGTCATGCGGAAGTCTCCCACCGTCATGGTGAAGCCGTTTTGGCTCTCGCTGCGCAGCTGACCGTACTCGGACATCACGTCGCGGAAGGCGCGGCTCTCGTTTTCCAGCCATTCGCGAAAGCCACTCACAGCCGTCACCACATCGTTCAGCCGTGCCTGCACGTCTTGCGCGAACTTCTCACGCAGCTCCTCGTAGACCTGTCGGCGGTTGTTCTTCTCCTCGTTGGCCTCGTTCTGCAGCGTGTCCAGCAATTCTTTTTTTTCCTCGGGCGATAAGCCCTCAAGCATTTCCTTTTTCATTGTTCTTGTCGTTTTTGTTGTTAATAGTAAACTTGTATTTCACTTTCAGTGTTGGTTGTGCCGCATTTTGGGTCTCGTCTTTCAGCCCGCCCTTGCGCTTGATCGCGCGCAGCTTTACGGCCAGGTCTTCGAGCTCGTCGACCGAAATGCGGCAAAAGAGCTTGCCCATGATGCGCGGATGCTGACAGAAAGCGTCCACGCAAGGCCATTGGGTGGTGTCCACGCCAAGCTGTTGCATCAGCTTGAGCACCGTGCTGCGACGTTTTTTCAGCTCGCGTGTCGTGTCCTCGTTGTCCACCACCCTTTTCATGTCGCGCAACATCACGCGGTATTCGTCAGGGTGCATCTGGCCGAGGTGGTCGGTACGGCCTTTGGTATACTGATATACCAGCGTCTGCTTGTCGGCGTAGGGCATTCGGGCCAGCAGCGCGTAGAAGTGGCGGTAATTGTATTCGGGGGGCATGGTTCTTGCTTTTATGGTTATTTAATGCATCTGTCTCTTAGCCCACATCTGTTCTTCCCTAAATTCGGTATAGTTCAATCGTGCCCGTGCAAGGCTGGTGGTAAGACTTTTAGTCAGGTCGGACGCCTCCAATAGCGGCATGCCGTCCATCGAGATGTATGTAGCCCCATTGTGTTCCATCAGCTGCAAGCGTTGTCGTGCCTCGTGGTCGAGCCGTTTCACCCATCGTGTCTCAATTGCTTGTGCGCGGCGTTCATGCCATACTTGCATCCACGCCATTATTGTTTCGATTATCTTCTTCATTGTCTTGATTTTTAGAATAAACTTAACTGGTCTCCCGGCTGCCGGACAATCTCCAGCCAAAAGTCGGGACTGGTTATGCTATGGAGCGTCTGCGGGTCGATGTCGTTGAACCAATGCAGCCCATCGTCATGCCATTTCAGAGGAGAGCGCACCAAGCGCGCCGAGATGTGACAGTGTGCAGCCCTGGGTGTTTCGGGCTGTCCCGTTAGCCATGATGGACGTGAGCAGTGGCAATCATCAATTATTCCGGCAACCTCGTAAAGCCTGTTGACATAACACGACTCGTGACCAACCCAATGCACCATGAATTTATCTCCCTTGTGTATCATGAAATACCTCTGTTAAATAAAATCTAATCCCCATTTTCTCTGCCCGCAGCTCCAACGTTGCCGACCTGCGCGTGTCGGTGGTTATCGTGGCATCCGACGATGCGTGGGCCACCACGTAACCACGTTTGCGAAGCTCGTGGCGCAGGTATATTTTCGCTTTTGGCGCCTTAACCACGCGTAGGGCGGTTCTCTGTTCCAGCCCGAAGGCCACGCGGCGGCGTTCGGCCATCACCATGCGCTTGCGTGTCTCCGCGCTCCGTCGGTACATTTCGGAGAGAGCTTCCGCCGACAGTCGGTCCTTATTTCCCATGCCGGGCTTGAACCGGTAGGCCTTGCCGTATTTCAGAAGATTGGCCTTGCCTGCATTACCCTGCCCGCGGTTGGCTCGTACGGCGTGCTCGACGGCATTGGCCTGCATCGCGCGTGCGAACTCCGCACTCTTCTCCAAACCCATTCCGCGTGCCAGCCGCACGGCAGTTCGCCGCGACACCCCGAGGTAACGAGCCACCTCCTCGTTCTTCGTATGGGCGAAGTGCTCTTCCATCCATACCCGCTCCTCGTCCGTGAGCGTCATCTTGCCCCATCGTCCGCGTATCATGGCTCGTGCGTTTCAAACATCACCTCTATTCCGCAGCTGCTGGCCACGTCCAGCTCCAGCTTCGCGCCCTTGCTCAGTTCCCATCCGCGCAACATGTATATGCGGCCGCATTGCAGCAGCAGGCCGATGTCAACGCGCATGTGCCGCCGCCAGTCCTCGCTTTGGGGCAGGCCGTTGTCGAAAGGGTTAACGGGCGTGTAGCCCTCACTCCTCAGGTGCCGGGCGGCCGCGGCGAATGCCGCCTTGCGCTCGTCGATGTCGTGGTGCGCTATCGCACCGCTGATGTAAATCCGGTTGTTCATATTATCGTTATTTGTATGTAAAAGTTATATTCTCTCCTTAGCCGTTGAACCTGCACTATTGCGCTGATGTCCTCGCCTGCCGCGCATTCTATCGTGTGCCGCCTCGTGTCGACGCGGACGCCCTTCTTGCGCAACTTGTAGATGATGTTCGTCCTTCTCCTTGCCTTCTTCTTGTCCATAGCCGTTATATTTTAATGTTGTTGAAATCGTCTTGAAAATATCCCTATTCTCCCGAACCGGGATATTATTGCTACCTTTGTAGCGTTAAAAATCAAACATAATAATTATGAATAGTGACAATGTCGTTTACGAGCGGCTCGCCAGCGAGTACGCCAAAATCAAGTGTCCTGTCTGCGGCAAGTCGCCCAGGTTGGAAGTGTTGCCTTACGGCAATTTCAATTCCCTCTCTTGCGGGCATCAGGAGGTGGAGCTGCTCATACAGCAGACTGACCAAAGATGCGTTGCATCACTCAGCCCCGATAGGGCCCGCACCATACGGCTTGTCCCACCATCTAAAAAATAGCATCATGTCGATGTTTATGTTCTCCTCCTGTGCCGGTAGGTCGGCGATAACCATTTCCAGGAATGCCTTCAGTTCGGAGGATGTCATTGTCTTGTCCTTCTCATACCGAAGAATGTGGCGTAGTATCTTTCCCATAATTCCATTATTTAATTGTTAATCCCATGTGTGCGCAGCATGGCTATTCACTCCCCTCTCCCCGTGGAGAGGGGCTGGGGGTGAGGCTTCCGTTCCCATATCTCACCGCTCCCTCTTCCCACACAACGAAGCCTTGCCCGTGGTGTTCGTTCTCGCGTCCCATGCAGAGTGCGACGAATCCCGAAACGCGCACCTTAACGCCGGCAATGTAACGAAGACGAACGGCAGGCTTGCCCATCGGTGCGCTCTTGTGCTCTTGCGATACGTATATAAACGTCTTCTGTGGGAAACGCGCCTTCAGTGCCATTGCCTCTTCGTATGTCCATTCGGCCACCTGAAAGCTGTCTATCACCACGAAACGGGGGCTCTTGTGCTTGGCCAGCCGCTCGGTGAGTGCCTCTATCCTTGTGTCTTCGATGATGAAGAAGCGGCGGTTCACCTCTTCCATGCGGAAGAGTTTCAGGCGACGTTGAAATGACTGGCGTATGCCCTCCTCGCCGCTCACATACAGAACGCGGCCGTATTCGCACAGCTTCTTGGCAAGCTGCATCACGAATGAGCTCTTGCCCTGGGCCGATGCGCCACTGATGAACCACAGCTCGTTGAGTGCAGGCCTACCGAACACGCGTTGCCACTCACCATCCCAGGGCAGGGTCTTGTATCGTTTCTCACCCACTTCGCGGGGTGTATACGCTCTTGTCCTGGCCATCAGTTTGCTCGTTTAAGTTTCTCTATCTCTGTGTAAACGCGCCGCAGCCCTCCGCCCGTGCGGCGTACGATGGCGGCGATGTCCGTGCCACTTGGGGCGTTCACCTTGGCCACGATGCGGGCCTGTTCTGCAAGGAAGGCGTCGCGCTCGCGGCCGTCGTCGGGCGTAACCTTCGAGTAGCGGTCGCCGTATCGGCTCAACATCTCGGTGTAGCCCACCTTCTTGCACTCGATGGAGCGGTTTATCTTCTCCTTCAACCCGTCCGCACCCATCATGTACCAGGCGCAGGCGCGTTCGGTGGCGTTCCAAAGGGCTTTCAATTCCAAGAAAGCCTCGTATTGCAGGTCGCCCGCCTCGTCGAGGATGATGAGGGGCTGCTTGATGGAGCGCAGGTAATACACCAGGTCGTCGTACACGTCGGCATACCGTCCGCGGGCGTTCACGCCGAACTCTGCTGCAATCTTGCGCACCAGCTTAAGCTTGGTCTTCACCTGGCTGCAATCGATGTACACCGCGTTGGCGTGTGTCTGCACATACAGGCGTGCTGTGAACGTCTTGCCGATGTTGGGCATGTCGCACAATATGCCGCTCGTGCCGCTCTGCTGGTAGAATTCCAACTGCGCCATCACGAACTGGTATACAGGCGTACGTGCCGCCTTCCACTCGATGCTGGCTCGCAGCTCCACGCCCAGTCGGCGCGCTATCGATATCCAGTTGGCGTCGCTCAGCGTCTTGTCGGTCTGGCCGTTCTTCAGTGCGCTGTACACGCTCGTGCTTATTCCCAGGCTGGCGGCGTGCTTGGCGTCGCTGGGGTAATTGGTGCGGTTGGCGGCTACGGCTGCCAATATCCGCTGTTTGGTGTCTTGTGTCATGTTCTAATGCTGTTTTAATGTCGTTCGATTATCGTTAGTTTGCCGTTACGTGGCATCCACGCCGGCCCTGCTCCAGTCTGTTGCCATTATCGGGGGCAACGGCACCTCTTCCTCTGCCTGTGGTGTGGCCACTTCCAAGTCCTCTTCATCTTCTATCGTCAGTTCCACCTTCGTCTTCATCACACCCACGCGCTGGATGGCGTTGTCGGTTACGTATTTCCTGAACCCGGCCACCTTCTTCTGCTGCTCGATGAACTTCACCACGTCTTCGTCCGTCTGTTCAGCCATCACGCGGTTGAAGGTCTCAACCCTTTCCACATTATCAATGTAGCGGTCGCCCTGATAGAGGTACACGTCCGTAGGCAGCCCCTCTTCATCCGGCAGGTAATAGGCCGTCACCTTGTAGTTATTGGGGGCAAGACGTTCCAGGGCCGCGGTGCTGCTCAGCCACCAGTCTTCGTGTGCCACGCGTACTGTTGAATTCCTCCTTACGCTGGTCTCAACAGCCTCGCCGATGTGCCGTGCCAATGTCCGTGAGTCGTATGGCAGCAGCGTGGGGTTCACGTTGGCCACCAGCACCTGCCATCGAGTCATGCCGGGGTAGCGTTTTTGGTCGGGATGCAGCGTGTTGTTCCATTCGGCGTTGTCGGCTCGGTCGTCGGCCACCAGCTCCTCCCATGTGAAGTATTCGCGGTCTTCGTAGGTGTCGTTCCACTCGTCGCTCACCTTCTTGTATTCCTGTCTCCACTTGCCCTTACCGTAGAAACGGCCGATGCCCGTGTGGTTCTTGTGTATGATGCTGCGTTTCTTGGCTCCGTTCAGCGGCTCGGCGTACTTCTCTTGCGAGTTCTGCGGGGCGCAGAAGTGTACGAATGGGAAAACTTCGCCTGCCCGCAGAAAACCGTCGCGGTATTGGCTCATCAGGTGGTTCTCCACCTCGATGCCTGCCGGTATGCCCCATCCGTGGCGAGCTATGGTGCGGAACATGTCGCGGAAACAATCCACCACGAGGCCCTCGTCTTTCTTTCGGCCGTAGCTGGCACCCAGCACGCACTGGCTCACCACGTCGTAGGCGTAGTATGCGTGTACGCGCTGTTTAGTGTCTTTCAGTTTGCGTGTCAGGTCCACGTCATCCATCGTTATCTGCGAAAGCGAGAAACGGCCGGAGTGGCGGTGCATGTGCGGCATCTGTTCGTGCACGAACGTGGTATAGGTGGATAGCGCATGTTCCACCATCAGCTTGTTCTTGGGCACGTTCAGCACGTTGTTGATGGTGGCCTCGCTCAGTGTCTTCGGCTTGCCGTTCTTCAGCGTAAAGTCGTCCGGGCAGAACAGTTCGCCAGTATCGGGGTCGTACACCTCCAGTTCGCCACATACGAAGCTCAGGTACATCTCGTGCACATGGCTGTTGTAGGGCTTATTGGGCAGCACGGCCAACCCCAGTATCAGCCGCTCCGTCTTGTGGTCCACCTTGCGCGCGCTTTGGTTGCCGAACTTACCGCTTATCAGGCACGCGTAGCCCTTTTTCTTGAACTCCGCCACCTTCTTGCGAAATCGAAGGGTGGATGTGGGCAACGTGTGGCCGTACTCTTGTTTCAGAACGTCGATGGCCTCGGCCATCATGTCCCAGTCGTATGCCTCGCCCATCACCGTGTGCTGTGCCTTCGCGCTGTTGTACAGGGCGACGGCCGCGCTTATCACGCCTGCGTTCACGGTGTACTCCCTCACGTGCCGCCGGGGCAGCTCAACGCCGCATTGCGCAGGGTCGGAGAAAAAGGCGTAGGCGCGCTGGTCGTAGTCGTAGTTCTCGCGCACCCAGTTCACCAGCCGCACGATGCGCAGGTTGGGGTAGGCGCGCTTCACGGCCTCCTTCATCGCGGCTGGCAGCGTGTCCACGGCCACGAGGGCATAGTTGCCTAGGCCGCGCGCGGTGCGGGCGACGTCGAGCTTTTTGCGTATCGCCATCTTCTTGTAGTTGGCCTCGCTCACAAGTCCCCGCTCCACCAGTTCCTTCGCAGGGATGCACAGCCGGCCCTCGTAGTATTCTACCATAGCCATGCGCCTCCTTACCTCAGCACCGTAACGCGTTCCGCGCCGTCCACCTTGGCGGCCAAGCGTTGCAGCTCCTCATAATCGTCTATCAGCCCCGGGCACTGCTCCTTCTTCACCAGGTGGCCGTTCTTCTCAATCGTAACCACCCCGTTGCGGAACACGGTCATCACCGTGCCGCGGGGGAAAAACTGCCGCATCGTGCCGTCGGCCAGGTGGATGGTCTCCATGTCCAGGCAGTCGTCGGCCATCGACACGCCGCCGTTCTTCATGGCGGATTCCCTGATGCGCTTGGCTGTTGCCGAGTTGCCACGCCGCTCGTCGTACGTAAGTGCGTTGAATAGGCTGCGCTCCCCAGCCCCGAACTGTTTCATAAGTTTCTGCTTAACCTCGGCGGTCACCACTATCTTCCTTTTCATATCCTGCTCCTTTTTATTTCGTTTTCAATATTAAGCTAAGCGTTGAGCCTATATCTCTTTAAGTGCGGCATCCAGCCACGACTCCCCATTCAGTCCGTCTCTCTCATTCTCTGCCCCTTTACCGATAAAGTCCAGCATCGACAGGTATTGCTTGCGCAGCTCGCGCTTGGCCTCCAAGGCGTTTACGTTGGCCAATCCCGATGCGCTCACGCTGTAACCTCTGGCACCCTCGGCCAAAAGCAGTTCCTTTATGCAGTCCGCATTTTGGCGCAGCCACTGGCGCACCTTGTCCAGGTCGCCGGTCAGCAGGCAGGCGTGCAGCCGGCCGTATTCGAACCGGCACATGTTCAACCTGTAAGCCTCTTCAGAATGCCAGCGGAAGAACCGCTCGTAGTCCACTTCCATCACGCCCTTTACCCTCTGCATCGTCGCGGCGATGGTTGCCAGCTTGCCCTCCACGTCTTTGGTGAGCATCGCCAGCTTGCTGTTTTGTCTTTCTGTCTTCATATTCATCTTCTTTATTTGTTGTATTCGTATATGTTGGGGCGTCTTTTCACGCCATCGCAAACCATCAGCTTATATATGAGGCCCTTCACGTATTCCTCGGGGGCGGCGAAAACGATGCCCTCTTCGGGGTCGTAGCTGAACCTTACGCGGTCCGTCATCAGCCTTTGGGCTACTCTTCCCTTGAAGTCGTTCGTTGCCCATTCCTTTATCTCGATATTTCCGTTCATCTTCTTTAAGTTTTAAAATTTGTACAATCGCGCCTTTTTTAGTATCTTTGGCGCGTGTTCTGTTCTGAACACGTTGCAAAGATAAACAAGATTTCTCGATTATGCAAGAAAATAAGCAAGAAAAATCACTCGTAAAGCGAAATATCTCGCTTTATTTGTCTTCTAAGGGTATCACGCCCTATGAGTTTTACAAAGAATCGGGTACAACTCGAGGCATATTAGGCCAGAATAATGGCATAAGCGAGGATAATATTTCAAGATTTCTCGCTTATGCCCCAGATGTAAATGTAGGGTGGCTTCTTACTGGCGAGGGCAATATGCTCAAATCAGAATCTGATACACATGAGTCAGTCTCGTCCACTGAGCAACCCAGTTCTTCTAACGAAGGCGCGCCCTATTACGATGTTGAGTTCCAGGGCGGATTCGCTGACTCCTTCAACGACCAAACCATCTATCCTGACCGACACATATATATACCAGGGTTCGAACGTGTGCAGGTGTGGTGCAACATATCTGGGCACTCAATGGAACCTCGCATAGGGCATCAGGACATTATAGGGCTGCGCCAATGCCTAGTTCAGGATATTCAGTTTGGTAAGATATACGCCGTGGTGTTGAAGACAAAACGCACGGTTAAGATATTACGGAAATCGAATAACCCACAGATGCTGCGCTATGTCCCCATTAACGATAAGGAATTTGACGAGCAAGAATTCCCCATCACAGATATTATAAACATATTTGAGGTCCTGGGTGGTGTAGCTAAGTTCTTTTAGCCACAATAAGCCCCTCCCGACGCCCCTCCCCACCTCCTCCCGGCACGCCCCCGCGCCCCTTTTTAGGCGTCCCCTCCCTTAGAAATAGGCAGTAAAAACACTAAATGCCTGATAATCAACACCTATAAAACGCCAACGCTTAAAAGGGTGGGGTTTTAACTCAACATCAATTCACACGTTTTTGCCCCGAAACACACGAACAGGGTATTTAACTTCGTTTCAACACTAGCTAGGCGAATACGCGTTTTTGTCCCCCCTAACTTTTCATTTTGTCCCCCCTAAC